TGCAGTTATTTACCGACAAGAAACTCGTTATGTCTGCATATTCTCAACCTCAACAAAAAACTATTCGTCTAAGAATAGAAGCAACTAAGAACTTTGCCAACCACTCAGCACAAAAGTGTTTTACATGGAGTATATTATGATAGATTTAGAACAGAAAATAATGACAAGGAAACGGTTCTCGCATGCCGTAGAACAATTAGTTGCGAAAGGAAACATGTCTTATATAGATGCAGCAACATTTGTTATTGAGAAGAGAGGCATGGACTACACTAACTTGAAGAAGTTATTGACAGATTCTCTTAAAGATAAGATGGAAGCTGAAGCAATAAGACTGAATTTAATCAGAGGCAAGAAGAGTAATAAGCTACCGATATGACAGACCCATTTGAATCCTATAAGCTATACAACGCATTAAAGCTACACTTTGAGTCTAGCTATGATGCAGTTAAATACAACTTTAAGTCTAATGTCACACCTAACTCTTTCTTTAAGCGTAAGGATAAGTATTTCTTTGCAAAGCTAGCTAAGAAACATAATGGCAATTTAAAAGATTATTATGTGGCTAACTTCAAGGCTGGTAGAAGCTATGTTGGTGACATGATGGATGAAGAAGGAGAACAAATATACAGAGATCACAAAAGAATACAAGAAAGTATTCATAGAGTGTTTTCAGTTGATATAAATAGATTAAGTGAAGAGGACGTTATATTCGATAAGTTATTCGAATCCGTAGACGGTCAATGCCCTCTGATCATAAAATTATGGTTGCAAGAAGAGATTAGTCTAGAGACTATTGTCATTATTAATACCATATTCGGATTTGTGCCGAGAGAATCTGCAAAGATATTAGATACCATTATATGGCCTGATACTGAGCGGAAGATCACTAAGTACAGTCCGTTCGTAAACTTTGATCGTAATAAATGTATAAAATTATTACAAAAAGGGTTTACAAACTAGCACAAATGTGTTATAATATACATTATGAATAAAGTGGATATTTCAGAAATAAAAATAGAAAAGACAATTACGTCTTAATACAATGCAATACGGAGAAAATATATGTCATTTGCAAATCTAAAGAGCTCACGAGGCTCGTCAATCGACAAACTCGTTAAAGCAGCGGAAGCTGTGTCTACTAAAACCGAAACAAAGTCTTACGACGATGATAGGTTTTGGAAACCAACCAGAGATAAAGCAGGAAACGGTTATGCCGTAATCAGATTCCTACCAGCTAAAGAAGGTGAAGATCTTCCTTGGGTAAGGTATTGGGATCATGGTTTTAAAGGTCCTACTGGTCTATGGTATATCGAAAACAGCTTAACCACTATCGGTCAAGATGATCCAGTATCTGAAGCAAATTCAGTACTGTGGAATTCTGGTCGTGATGAGGATAAAGCTACAGCAAGGGATAGAAAAAGACGTTTGCACTATGCTTCAAACATCTTAGTAGTATCTGACCCTTCTAACCCACATAATGAAGGAAAGGTATTCCTATACAAATTCGGTAAAAAGATCTTTGATAAAATCATGGATGTAATGCAACCACAATTTGCAGATGAACAACCAGTAAATCCTTATGATTTTTGGGAAGGTGCGGACTTTAAACTTAAGATTCGTAAAGTTGAAGGTTGGGTTAACTATGATAAGTCAGAGTTTTCTACAGCTGCCGCCTTATATAACGGTGATGAAGGTCAATTAGAAGAAGTATACGCTAAGCTATACTCTCTCGCTGACTTCACTGACCCTAAGAACTATAAGTCTTACGATGAACTTAAAGCTAAGTTGAACAAAGTGCTTGGTGTTGATGCAGGTCATGCATCAATCGATGCTGCTCCAATGATGCAATCTGCTCCTGTAGTAGAAGCTGTATCCATGCCTGCGGCTGAAGCGTCTGGTTTCAATACTAGCGATGAGGGAGAAGAAGACACATTGTCTTACTTTGACAAACTAGCTCAACAGGGCTAGTAACCAACAGGAGATAATAAGAGCGCTGAATACAGTGCCGATAACATCTACTAACCTTTAAAGGGACTCTTCGGAGTCCCTTTTTTTATTCCTGAGATCTCTTATAGCAGTTTTGATAGCATCTTCGGCTAGTACACTACAATGTATTTTAACTGGAGGTAGAGCAAGTTCTGTTGCTAATTGAGTATTCTTTAGTAGTTCGGCTTTGTCTATATGCATACCTTTAACCCATTCGGTTAAAAGACTAGAAGATGCAATGGCTGAACCGCAACCATACGTTTTGAATTTAGCATCTGTAATGATATCTTGTTCGTTAACACGAATTTGGAGTCTCATGACGTCACCACATGCCGGAGCTCCGACCATGCCTGTACCTACGTTCTTATCTTGATCATTCATTGTACCCACATTGCGTGGATTTTCGTAATGATCAAGTACCTTGTCACTATAAGCCATTCCGAATGACTCCTATGTGTTATTTAGCCATAAGGACCAGCCACAGTGGCTTGATTTCTGTCAGCAGGTGACAATGTTTGTATAATAGTATCACCCACATTAGTAACTGCACTAGTAGAAGCATCAACTACATCACCTACAGCAGCACCGGCTCTTGAGGCCAGACTTGCTTGGCCTGATGCGTTCTCTTCTGATTTTGATTTTATTTCTTCGCCAGATTCAGTCATACCATCGCCTTTTACCTTCATTGAATCAATAGACGCATCACCTAACGTGAATACCTTATTAAATCCTTCCATGAAAGCTTCACCAGGAGTCTTACCACCCGGCCATGCCGCGGCTAATCCCCTAACTGCACCAACTGCAACTGCATGAGGGAATAAAACAATCTTCTTAAAGACTTTTAGCATACTGAGTGCAAGATTTTGCACCATACCAGCAATACCGATATCAGCAATAGTATCTTTAATACTTTGCACAAATCCCATAACACCACCGATAATAGCACTAAACAACTGTCCAATACTATCAGCAAATGAGAAACCACTTAAGAATTCTTGTACACCTTCGAAGCCAAGCTTACCTGCAATCCAACCAACAAGACTCTTTAATAGATCAAGTGGTATACCAACTAGACCTTGAAGAACTCCACCTAAGAATCCCATAGTACCTGCAAACAACTTAGAGAAAAATCCTGCATCTGAATACTTATCCATCTCTTTAGTTGCACCTTTAAGACCATCAAAGATACCCATGATGATAGTGATTGGCAAGAATAACCTACCAAACACTCTACCAAGACCACCGAATGCTTTGCCTACCTTACCGAGTATACCGAATGCAGTTTTAATAGGTTTAAGTGCTTTAAAGAAGTTTACTATAGTACTACCTAGCGTTTTAACACCTTTACTTGAACTCTTAGTAGCTTTACCTGCAGCGTTTAGGTTTTTAATCATTGGCTCGAATATTCGAGCAAACAATTGAGTAAATTCTGTAACAGGTTTAAAGAATCTGCCCATCAGTTTAGATGCTGCAATAAACGGTTTAGACAACATTGTAGGTTTAAAGTTTAGGTTTGTAAGAGCTTTAAGAGATCCCATTGCTCCTGCAAAGAAACCACCAACACCAATGGTTATAGCTTTAACATTAGTTGCAATTGTTTTAACTAACCGGCCAAGATCTTTTATGAATGGCATCATTTTAGTAACGCCGGACTTTAAACTAGTAATCATCTTGCCCATTATGCCAGGCTTACCTGTACCACCGAATATGCCTTTAATGTTTGCAACTGCAGATTTCATAGCAGTAGAGACAGATCCAGACATTGCCTTATAGAACTTATCTAGCTTAAGAAACTTACCAATACCTTTACCTATGCCAAGAAAACCTTTACCAAGGAACTTATAAGAGTCATATATGCCCTTCATAACACCTAAAATAGCACCTCTGATAGCAGCATTAATCAACATACCCATGATTATGCCACGATCTTTACCGCCAAACTCTTCTTGCAATTGTGCCAGACTGAGACTTGTATACTTGGCAATCTTTTCTAATAGATCATTACGATCTTCATTACGACTAATACGTTCCTTATCAGCTTCCATCTGATCTAACTCACCAGACTGTATAGCTCCAATGAGTTCTTCAATGGCAGATAATTGACTAGAAGATAGGTCTGCACCTTGAGTTTTAACGTAATCTCTTAGATCCTGCGTATATGTAGCAGACTCTTGAGCGACTGACGTAGCATTATTAAGCTCTTTAAGCTCGTTAACTACATCAAGGAGTGTACGTTCCTGAGTATCGGAGGCTGCTGGTCTGAGTGTCTCGTCCATGGTTATTCCTATTTTTTACCTAATGTTTGTGATGCAAAGAATGCTGCAACAATACCAGCAACCGCTACAAAATACGTTGGTGCCATACTGCCAAGAGTCTTCATAGCTTCTTCTAAACCAAATAGACTTGCCAGTACAACAGAGAATGGGTATAGTAACATACCAAATAAAGAGAACCAAGCCATTTTACGTTGAGCATCGCGCATTGCATCGGCATCTTCAAGCTCTTTACGCTTGAATTCCATATACATGTCGTGTTCACCAGGGCTTACTTTGCCATCACCATTGGTATCTGCCGGATGATGGCCGCTTGCTTTAATTTCTTCTTCCATTATCGATTCCTTTGTTGTTCTTTCTTAATTCTTTCGTTTTCTTCTTTAATCCATTCACCCAATAAGGTAACATATATCTCACGTTCCCAAGGCATCATCTGATCTAACTCACCAAGGCTCCAGTTATGGTGTTGAATCATTGCAAAGTTAGTCTTATAGTGATTAACTAAGCTATCATGAGAGAGGCCTACGTAAAAAAACTTTGAAGCCCTCTCAGCTCCTGGCTATTTGCCTTGTCACATGAGCTACACTTGAACTCCATATCATACGTCATTGCTGGACTTTCAGCGAAAAAGTCAGACAGTTTTACAAACTGTTGGGTGTTTAGAGACTCTACAAAATCTGTCATAGCCTTCTTCGTCTCATTCTTAGAGTCGTATACACCATTCTCATCAAAGATACTAGTAATACATTTTACTACTAACTCCATTGCACCTTCAATTGTCTCTGTATTACCTTGTTTGATGCTGTTAATATCATTGAATGATGGATAACGCATAGTGATACCAACATCATCGGTAACCATTATAGTCATATCATCATCATTAACAACAGGTGCTTTAACATCGCTAAAGCTTACTTGTACATCATTTCTGCTATCACATTCGTCGCATTTGACGTTTAAATCAACAGTTTCACCTACCGATTTAGATCTCAATGCAATAAACAAATGCTCTATATCAAACATTGCCAATTTGTTTACATCTATATCCTCAAATACGCATGCTGTTATAACGTCAGCAGTAGCATTCATGATCATTTTCGTATCAGTAGACTCCATTGCTAACATCAATATCTTCTCTTCTTTCACTAGATACGGTCTGTATGTTATGTTTTGACCTGTTGAGGGGATAACCGCCTCATATCTCGCATTATTTAGCTGTGGTAAAGCCATTATATTCTCCTAATTATATTAAATACCTAAAGTAGCACCAGCAGATCTTGCAGCAGACTTAATTGTGTCTACTATATCCTCTGGTACATAGTTCTCGTAACTCAATGTCACACTCAGTTTTTGGATAGTATTTTCACTGTTATTATCCAAGTTAATCGAACTTACGGTGACAGGGAATGCTCCTTCAAGCCTCACACCATAAATTGGAATATTTTGCTGATTTAGTTGTTGTATAACTACATCAGTCGTAAAATCTTTTTTGTATCCTGCCCTATATGTACCCATATCAAACACACCGGATAGCCATGCATCAAACAATTTCTTCATATAGAAGTCATTTGTAAGTATGAATGACATAGTAACGTCCTCATTCATTGCAGAATAAGGTACCTTAATTGATTGTCTTTCAGCCTGGTAATCAATTGTAGTGATCTGCCTACCAGGTAGGTTAACAGATTCGCATAGAATTGATATATCTCTTGGGTCTGGTATAAGGTTTGCAGGTGATCCGCCACTCAGAGCGTTCTTTGCAAGATCTCCTACCAATGACTTAGGATCCTTATTCAGTAATGACTTCATGCTGTTTGCAGTAGGCGGTTGAAAGAATACTTGGAAGCGATTCTGCATTGCAACGCCACCTTTCTTAGCGATTACTGCCTTGAGGTTATCTATACTGTTCATGTGCTGTATTGTTTCCTTGAGTATCGCCACACCGATTGGGCTTTAACGTTCTTAAATTGCTCTGTTGGTAAGAATATAGCAATCTGCCATTCGGTCATAGGCACTCTTACTATCTTAGACTCGACATGATCCATAAGATAATGTTTAAAGCAAGGCTTAAATTCTTTGTATTTGGCAACACCTTTCAAGGTATTGTATCTCATTCTCTGCAACCGTGTAGTATCATTCATTGTCTTTGGTGCTAATTTCATGAGCTCATCGAGGAATCTTGCACGTACGCCTGGGGCTAAGTAATGCAGGTTCAATCCATAGAATCCACCAGGTGCAGGTTCAACCATAATACTTAATGGGAATCTGTCATAATACGGTAGCGTCATCTTATGCTTAGGATCATAGAAATACATCATCATATCACCAACCTTAGGTTTGTTGGTGGCAGATAAGGCATCATCCCTGAGTAACGCTTGGCGATTTACATCACCTAATTTCTTAACGTTGCGTTGAAACCATTGCTGCGACTCCTTCGTACGAGGAGATACGCCAGCCCTGAATGCTTGTGCTTGTAATGTATCGAATAAACTTGCCATATAACTATTTATACTAACTCTTCAACACTTTTATGCCTAAATTACGCAAAGTATCTTCGGTCCATATTTGAAATTTCCATCCCTTATGAGTTGCATATTGCTGTGCAGCATTCCATTTAGATGTATTCTTGATGTATGTGGTTACCTCATTCAAATGCTTCTTAGTCTTTCTTGCGGCCTTGGGAGGTATTGTCTGCTTCTTAGGCTTGATTTCAACAAGGATAATCTCACCATTGGTCATTTCAATAAGCATATCAACGAAATACCTATGCAGCTTATTATCGGTCTTGCACTTATATGGTACAACAACCTCTTCACTGTTCCATGCACGTACCTGAGGACTAGATTCAGCCCATCTAAATGCATTACGCTCCCATAATGACCGATATGTGACCTTGGTAGGGTCACCTACGTATTTCTTTTTGTTCTTTACTGTGTATTTACCCTTGTAAGCCATATAAATAGTTCTATAGTTATTAATCTTATTCTTATTTATAAAGGTAAAAGACGCATGTCACACACAATTTTAACATTTCCAGAGACTCTCAGGTCTAGGGTATCTGAAGAAGGCTTCCCTCACGTATCATTCTCAATGGTGAGAGGCGAAGCAGGCGAGTTCACGGATATACATTTATTCGTACCAATCGGTATGTCGTCAAGCGATAACATGAACTATGGTAGTTCAGAGCTTGGTTCAATAGGTGCAATCGCTGCAAACAAACGTGTTGGTGGTAGAGCGGGTACTGGTGGTACAAAAGAAAAGTCAGGTGCTGATTACATTGCTGCATTGACAAAGAAATTCAAATCAGGGGGTGGTATATCAGGTGGTCTTGCAACTGCATTCGAACTCAAGTCTGGCCTTGTTGTTAACCCATATACTGCCACAACCTTCGAAGGTGTGAACGTAAGATCATTCGAATTCGCATTCAAACTCGTACCAACATCGCAAGAAGAGTCAAAAACAGCCCATATGATAGAGAATGCCTTCCGCAAATACATGTATCCAAAGGAGAGAGGCACTGGATCACTCGAATATCCACCTACATTCCGTATCGAATTCATGGCAGGAGGCAAGCCAAACAAGTATATGCCACGTATTATAGACACATATCTCACGACAATGGCCGCAAATTATAACGCAACAGGTAATGCATTCCATCAAAACGATGGTGTATTAGGTGCTGCACCTACTGAGATAGACATATCAATGACCTTCCAAGAGGTCAGATCTATTACAAGAGATGATCTATATGGTGAAGGTCTTGTATATAAGGATGGTCATGCAAACTCTGGCCATGTGGTTGGTGCACCT